CGCAGCAGTCGCAAGTTGGCTTTCGATAAACTCTCCCCCACGCTTGCCAACACCTGTCAAATCAATCTGCTTTACGCCACCTTTCGAGATGACCGGGGATAAGTAACCTTGCTCCATTAGCATGGCCACAGGGATGTCATGGGCGATCCCGTCAAAGATCGCGCCTTCGCCTTTATGCAAGTATCCCGTGTCTAATCGATACGGCGTGGCTGTCAGTCCAACTACCTTTACCAGTGGGTTGCACACCTTCAGATCAGTGATGAACCTGTTGTATCGTGTCTCGCTGTTCTTGGGCAGTAAGTGCGCCTCATCGATCAAAACCAAGTCAGGTGCAGGCACAATGTCATACGCCCTTTCCCAGACGCTCTGGATGCCTGCAAACGTGATCGGGCGGTCTAAAACCTTCTGCTTCAAACCTGCGCTGTACATGCCAAAATCAGCCTCTGGGTACAGCTTCAGTAGCCCATTTGCCCCTTGCTCCAGCAGCTCCTTCACATGCGTCACAACCAAGACCCGTGTGCCGGGGAAGCTCATGGCGTCCATGATGATCTGCGCGATGATCGCCGTCTTGCCAGATCCAGTCGGAGCAACGATCAGTGGGTTATCCCCAGCCTTTCCAGCCCAGTAATTGTACAGTCCATCGACAGCTTCTTTCTGATAATCTCGAAGTTCAAACGTCATGCTTCACCTACAGTATTAAATTCAGAAATTGGTATGTGGACTACAGGCTCTATGTCTTGCCAATCACCCCTGTCTTTTCTGCCACCAATTTTTGCGTCCCATTCTTTACTGGATAAATCTACCCAGCCCATCTGATCAGTCCATTGAACTAAAAGAATGCAGTTAACTCCAAAATCGCTATATGATCTTGCGACAACAACTTTAGACATTGAAATAATGTATGTGGAAAATGCAATTTTTTCATTTGTTCTGCATTTTACTTCAACAAAAGTTTTGATTGTTTTATTGTCGATTAAACAAAAATCCATTTTGTATTGTATAGGCAATTTTGCAAAATCTACAGGTTCACCAAAACTTGAAATAAATTTCTTTATTGCAATTGTTTCTTTGCTTAAATCTTCAAAAGTTTCGTATTTTGGCCTAAACGTCATTTACAATTCTCCCCAGAAAATCATCTGCGTCTTGCACAGCTTTGCTTATCCCGTGCTTGCTGATTTCATCTTCAACCTGAGAAATTAAATAATCAACCAGACCATCTTCGATCTCAGCATTGATGATCGGCCAGTGATTGGCCCGTTTCTTCTGGACAATGAAATTTATCATAATGATGGCGATCTCTTTGTCGGTGATGTTGCGCGGCATAACATTCAGCATAATCGCAACCACTTCGCCCAGTTCTTCGCGGTTCATGTTTGCATCCTCCCGTCAAATATCTCTTTACTGTTACCTTTGTTGCGGATGATCTCACCCGTGTCTTGATCTTCATATTCAACAAAATCATCCCCGGCGTCCACCACCTCGAAATCCTTCGGCATGATTTGTGGGATGTACAAATGCTCATCACACGTCACAACAGGCTTGCCCTTCGCGCAGCTCCACGTCCCATCCTTCTCAGGCGTCACATGGCTGCACGTCCGACAGCTCACCTCTGGAATCTTGCACCCGTGGCACACAGCCCAGTACGGGCAGAACTTGCACTGCCAGTTGCTAGGATCTTCATGCAGCTTCGCAGGAGGCAGCGCCGAATACACAATGCTCTCTGCCTTACTGACCAACAGCTTGGCCTCTGCCTTGTCCAGCTTGATCCGCTCGCCGTAAATCTCATCTGTGTTTTTGTTCACGGCCAAGAAGTAACAGCGTTCCATGCCAGCCAAGTGCATACCAATCTGGCACTGCGCCCAGTAGATCGGCTTGGACTTCTTAACGCCCATGTTCTTTGTGGTCTTGAAGTTCTTGTCATTCATAGTTTTGAACTCAAGCGTATGAGGCTTGCTGCTTTCCGCAAACCCCTCGCCAACGCCGTCCAGAGACAATGCAAAGTGACCACCACAAGCCTCGAACCTGACCTGCTTGCCAGTCTCTGGATCTCGCTCCCAGACCGTCACGCCAACCGCTCGAAGGTTCGCAACAACGCGATCCTCTTCCCGGTCACCAGTCTCGAACAAACGCAAAAGACGCCCGTCAAAGTTGGGCGTCCAAGCGTGTCTGAATTGATACCACAAAGCGCGACTGCACGGGTTGCCAATTTGGCTACCCCCAAGGTGAGGTCTATGCTCATTCTTGCGCTTATCTTTGTAGTGCTGGTAAATTGCCTCGACAGTTTCGGGCGTGGCATATGGCTCAAGGTTCATTAAATTACCCCCAAATAACTAAGCGCAATTTGCACACAAAAACTAATCACCAAAAACTCAAGCATCGTACTCTCCTTCTATTCATTAAATGGGGCAGACTAGCCGCCCCATCATAGAATAGAACTATCGCTTCCAAGGCGGTGTGGCAGAACCATTAGCCGCCGCAGCAGCCACAGGAATCTCCACAGAAGCAGAAGCAGTCGCACCCGCAGCATCGTAACCCTTTACCTCGTTAGAGGCACTGTACTCGCCGTCAGCAGGCTTAACCGCAACTTTGACCATCAGTGGCTTATCCAAAAGCTCAGAGCTGTTCTTTGGGTTAGGCACATCAATCGCACGGCAAATGCTAGACAGTGCGCGCTGGGCAATCTCAACAGCCACAGAATTTGGATTGTTCAGGTTCAGGCGATCAAAGACTTTGCGGCCAGCAAATTTGCCTTCGATCACTTCGATGTCCAACTGAAGGTAAGAGCCAGTCTGTTTTTTAGTCGGCTTTTCTTCAGTTTGAGTAATCACACATTTGTACCAATCCGCTGGCATTGGTTCGTATGATGTTTGTGGCTCAACAGCCATTGCGTTAAATCCGTTAAGATCCATTTGAGTTTCTCCTACTCTACTACAAATTGTTGGAATGGGTTGCCGCCATCAAAAGTAAACGGCAGTGGCTCAGTGATATTGAACCGATTTTTGGTTACGCTTGATGCCTGTGGAAAGCACAGGATCTCACGCTCACCTGTTGAGATGGCGCGTTTCTTATCGCCATCACCGCGTGTAAATGTCTTCAGGCGGATGAGGCCAACCAGATCGACATTATCTGTATAGTGCGGGATGCTCTTCTTATGCATCCGTACACAATAACGTGCGTATGGGTCCATGTCAGGCAGATCCAAAGTTTCAGTATCTGCGTGGCCAATGAACACAACATTCATGCCAGTTTCATACGCAAGGCTACCAGCCCAGTCGCGGATCTGACGATGTACTTCAGATGCTGTGCCATAGCCTGCGCCGTAGCCACCACCCGCTTGGTTGATCGACTTGGCCTTGGGATCGGCAGCGACAATCTCGCTCTCAATCATCGTGGCCAACTGCGTGATGCTGTCAATCACAAGAGTTTTGAAGTCATGCTTTTCAGTTGCCAGAACCTCAATGGCATCGAAGACATCCTTGCTTGTGGTCGCCAGCGGAAACAAGCTGACATTCTCATTGCCCTGCAAGGAGGCCGTGCCGTCTTCAGTGCGAACAAAGACAGGCTTCGGAAACATAGCCGCCAATGTGGTTTTGCCCATGCCGCCTTCACCAAAGAGCGTGGCGATTACTGGCCGCTGGCCCGTAGGCTTCGACAGTGATTTAAGATCAATAGCCATTACCAATCCTTTCCAAATACGAGGGCGAACACCTCATCTAAAATTTCATCCATAGTCTTCATTTTATTTCTCCCTATAATTTGAATTTGTTGGAAACATGGTATCCATGTCCCAGCCAGAAACGATATTGTAACCTTCTTTGAACTTTGTATTTATCATCGGCAATTTGCGAATAAACTTATTGTACGAGTTTAAAATCAGATCGATTTTGTACTGCGCTGAAGCCTTCAAGCGAGGGTTCTTCATGTCATCCTTCCGCAACCATTCACGGCAAAAAACTACAGCATCGTCCTCATAAGTTTTCTGTCCATCACGCCATGCCTGAACCATTGCATTTGCTTCAGTCACTTTACCTTGGAATGTGGCAACATAATGTAATGCGGCTATCCAGCTTGCTATCCGTGGGTAGCAGTTCATAGCTACCTCTACACTCTCATCGATCATTGGATGGTTTTCCAAGACCTCAAGAATTTCCGAATGGGTTAGGCTTGAGTTTTTGCGATCTTTGTTTTGTGCAAGCCCCGAAAGAAAGTTTACGGTGCTTGCTTTGCGCTTTCCGTTCTTAATACCCATCATCGCCGCACGATCAGCGAAAGTTCGCTTTTTCCCGTTGTCGATGCTTTGCTTAACAGTATTAGGAAGACCCTCTACCAATATGCATTCAATCGGACGATTGGCCATCAGGCAGGCAGTCAGACGATGTTGTCCATCGATCAGTTCACCATCTTCAGCAATCTTGATGGTCTCGCCGTTAAGCTGCCAGTCACCATTGATGATGTCGCGCTTGTATTGACCATAAGTTTGCTCAGACAACTTCCGATTGGCTATATTCTTCGCCAGAAGCGCCTTTGCATGGTCAGGCGTAATGATAGTTTTTAAATCACTAATGTGCATTTCACTTGTCCTTTTCCAGATGTTTAGGCCGTAGCTTGGGCCTGATTGATTTAGATGCGACATCTGTCTCAACACAACTTGAATGAATGTCGCGGTAATTTTTATAGATCGCGGCGTGAATTTGATCCTGCGCCGCGATGCAAGAGTGGTAGTTATTAAATGGAATGCGGAACTCTAATCGGTCACCACTATCAAATTCCAAAGAATAACTAACCACCAGCATGAACCAGAAGGTCATTAGAGTGCCTCGACTTTGACACCAACTTTGCCCTGCTTGGATTCAAAAGCCTTAGAGACTTTTGCCCAGAGCCGTGGCTCTTTCTCTAACAGGTAACGACAACCCGCCGCGTCAGCAGAAATAGTTTCCTTAACGGGACGCATGTGTTCAGGAAGTTTGTCTTTAACTTTTTCCCAGACAATAGGATCAACCTTACGAGACACAGGCTGCGTCAGCGTAACTTTAAACAGTTCCAATTTGTGGGTGATTGAGCCTTCACCTTTAGCTTCAAGAGCCTCAGTGATTTGAGCTTCTATCGCATGACGCTGTGCGATAATCAGTTTTTCTTGCGCCTTAATTTTTAGCCACTCGGAGGCCAATCCATCAATATTGCTCAAAGCAATTTCCTTTCTTTCACTCTCTCTACAAAATTCGGTTTACAGAAAGATTTTCAGCCTGTAAAGCTGTTTTTGCAAAATATGTAAATTTAGCCCTAAATGGAGAAAAAAATGACCAACCTCATGCCCATCGATGATATTCGAGAATCGTTACAAGATAGGCGTTTAACAGTAGTGGCGGAACGCTGTGGACTATCCCACCCAACCGTCAAAGCAATCGCCACAGGCAACGAACAAATCAGCCTGACCACTTGGAAAAAGCTCTCAGAATACCTGAGTGATTCGCAATGAACATAGAAGACTATTGCGACAAGCTAGGCTGGTATCTGGTCACCATCCCGGCAGGCTCGAAGGGGCCGACATCTTTCGGCTGGCAGAAGCCAGAGAGAGCTTTGTCAGATCCAGATGAGGCCAGAAAATACTATGAGCAAAATCCAACACACAATGTTGGGCTGTTGCACGGCGCGTCAGGTACATGCGCCATCGACATCGATCACGTCGAAAACACAAAGCTAATCTTTGAAGAGCTGGGCATCGACTTCAGCCTGCTGATGAACTCCGCGCCACAAATCATTGGCCGCGAAAACCGTGGCAAGCTGATCTTCAAAGCACCCGCCGATCTAATCACACACAAAATATCGTGGCCCGTCAAAGATGATCCGCGCAAGACCGAAGTGGTGTTCGAGCTTCGAGCTGGGTCAGTGCAAGACGTTCTACCGCCATCAATTCACCCAGATACTGGGCGCCCATATCAATGGGCAGGTAGGTCGATCTTTGATGAACTTCCAGAGCTACCGCCGCAGCTCCTGACCTTATGGCGCGAGTGGGACAAGTTTCGCCCACAGCTTCAGGACATCTGCCCGTGGAAGAAGAAGGCAGAGTTTCAGCCAACCAAGCGCCCCCGGCCAAAGGGTGACAGCACGTCAGTGATCGATGCCTACAATGAGGCCAACGACATGCACAGCCTGCTGATCCAGTACGGATACAAGCAGACATCCCGTGGCCGATACCTATCGCCCAACTCCACATCTAAATTGGCCGGCGTAAAGTTATTCGATGATGGCCGTGCCTACTCGCACCATGCCAGCGATCCCTTCGACAGCGCCCACAGCTTCGATGCCTTCGAGGTATTCTTGCAGTACGAACACATGGGCAACGTGACCAACGCGGTTAAAGAGGCAGCGCAGATCCTGAACGTCACTCAAGATCCAGACTACGAGTATGACAAAGAGGCCATAGATCATGGAGCAAAAGTGGCCGCTTCAATCATGTCAAAGCCAGACACGAAGTCAGACGAACCACTAGATAGTGTGCCTGAAGATCTCCTGTCGGTCCCCGGCATTCTACAAGATGTGGTAAACTTCTACACTGTCACAGCCATCAAGCCGCAGCCACAGTTCGCAGTACAAGCTGCGATTGCATATGGCTCAGTAGTAATGGGACGCCGTTGGGTGACAGACCAACGCAACTTCTCCAGCCTGTACTTCCTTAACATTGGCGAGACAGGATCGGGCAAGGAACACACGAAGACAGTTCTCGAAGAGCTGCTTGAAGAGGCTGGGCTTGATGAGCTGATCGGTCCCGCAGGCTACACATCTGCCGCCGGGGTAATCTCAACTCTGACCAAAAAGCCCACCCACGTTTCAGTGGTGGATGAACTTGGCCGACAGCTCAAGTCAGCAGCAGCCAAGGGTAACCAACACAAGGCAGACGCTCTGACATCGATCATGGAATGCTTTGGCCGTCAGGATGGTACGCTCCGACAGCAAGGCTACGCCACCAACACAATGAAGTCAGCAGATGCTGAGAAGTTGGAGAAGGTCGTAAAGCGTCCCAGTCTGACACTGGTCGGAATGTCCACGCCGTCTGAGTTTATGCAGGCAATTGGTGGTGGTGATGTGGCGTCTGGTCTGCTGAACCGATTCGTCATCGTCAAGTCAGAGATCGGCGTCCAGCTCTCGCAGGAAAAGCGCAGATCAAATATCTCTGAGCGTCTGGCCAAGTGGTCAAAGGAACATGCCCACGCCCAAGTCGGTGATCTCGACACAGGCAACGCGCATGACATGCCGCCCCACCCAGTTGAAGTTCCCTTCACGCCAGAGGCCAAGAAACTTCTGCGCAACTATGAAGAGAAGCTGGTGGATGCCATCAAGAAAGAGACTGGCACAGGTCTTGAGGCCATGTACAATCGATCACGCGAGATCGCCATGCGCCTGTCACTCATCATCGCCCGGTCTATGGATCAGGATGAAATCGGACCTGATGCAATGCAGTGGTCAATCAACTATGTCGATCACTACGCCAAGCAGACCATTGAGATGTTCCGCTCGAACATGGCCGAAGGTCCATTCGATGCAGCCTGTAAGGCAGTGTTTGCCAAGATCGAAAAGTCTGGGCTGGGTGGCATTACCGAAAGCCAGATCTCGCGCACAGTTTCGGCCTTTGCAAATATGGAGCCAAGACGCCGCAAGGAAGTCTTTGCAGCTCTGGTTGAAGATCGTGGCATTGAATACCGCCAAAGCAATGAAGGCATGAGGGGCAAGCCACGCTTCGCATACTTCGCACCACCACAACATTAGGGAGAGTAAAATGAACAAACCAACAAGATCAGAAATTTTGGATACCGCCAAAGAATATGTAACCAAAGATCGTGCTTCACAGCACGGCGACATGGAAAGCAACCTAACTATGATCGCAAATCTCTGGTCAGTTTTCTTGGAAACAAAGATCGAACCGCATCAGGTGGGGGTGTGTATGACGCTCCTGAAAATTGCTAGGATCAAGTCAACCCCTGAAAATGTAGATCATTGGGAGGACTCATGTGGCTATATGGCATGTGGTGGAGAGCTGATTGCCAAGAAGCCTGTCCCGGTGAAGGTCGCAAAGTTTCAGGGTGGCAACACATGAGCGATGAAAAGATCAAACGGGTCATCCAATATCTCACAGATATTAGGGATGTGGCAGCAATCAGTGAGGGAACTGATTGGTACGCCATGATGGCACAGAAGGCTCTGGATGAGCTGGGGGATAGTAAGCCATGAAGTCATCAATAATCATCGGGGGAAAGTCGCCCAAGAATAGTCGCAACGCCGCTGACTTCTATGCAACCCCACCCGAATGCACCATCGCTTTGCTCGACAACTTCGATTGGCTGTTCAGTGGATCTCGCATCTGGGAGCCAGCCTGCGGTGATGGGGCCATCTCAAAAGTTCTGGAGGGCAGGGGGTATGAAGTCATATCAACTGATCTGTACTACCGTGGATACGGCGACAGCGGGATGAACTTCCTGAACGCTGATTGCAATTGCGGTGGCATCATTACCAACCCACCATTCAATCTGGCCTCTGAGTTTATCGAAAGATCCGCCGCAAAGAATGTCCCCTTCGCTATGCTCACCAAGGCTACCTTCTGGCACGCCAAGAAGAGACAGAAGCTGTTCGAGGCCACAAGGCCAATGGCAATCATAGCAATGACGTGGAGGCCAGCTATGTCACCAGAGCGGGGTAAGAGCGCCACTATGGATTTCATCTGGACAGTCTGGGGATCAGCCCCATCAAAGAAGACCGAATACATTCTACAAGGAAAGACCAGTGACTAAGAATACAGAAGTACAAAAGCTCCAGAGCAAGAACGCTGTGCAAAGAAATGAGATCGCACGGCTGACACAATTGGTTGAGAGACTCATGGAGCAACGAGATCAATTAACCAAAGACTTAAAATGGATGAGGGGCGAGAAATGATACGCAAGAACGGTTTTACATTCGGGCCAGAGGCAATGGCAAATAATATCGGTAAGTTCCCACGGACGCGGGAGGGCAAGAAGGCTGACCAAATGACCAAGGTTAGGATGCAACTTGCCTCCTACAGAAAGAACGGAACCCCGAAACCAATCTCCCTGCCCGAAGAGCCTTGGGCCAAAAAGAGCTGATATTAATTAGTGCAGTATTTACTGCATTTTTAAATAACACTGTATTAGGCATTGAAATCAACAGGTTACTATTTATTGCATTTATTGCAATATTGCAGTCCCCCTTAGTGCCTAATACCCCCCCCTATATGTCTGAGAGATGGGTAGGGTAGGTAGTATGTAGTAATGTAATAAATAATATATCTATATATATATACTATAAGAATAAGGGGTTTGGGCTGGGTGAATAAGTGCAGTATGGGTGACTGCAATAAATAAGCAGTAAATACATTAAAAAACTTTGTGTGACCCCTTGTAATCTATGACAGGCGTGTTACTTATAATGTATAGAGAGAGGGAAAAGATATGTTGAAACTTAAAAGAGAATACGCTGGATGTTACTCAGTTGAAGGTCACAAACGCGATTACTTTATCTATATTCAGCGTTCATGTGACGTTCCAAATATGTGGACTTGCGATGGCCAATATTTTTGCAGCTTGTCAGAAGCTAAGGCTTTTATCTTTTCAGAACTTTTGGAGGAAGTGTAATGTCTATACGCAGAATGGAATACAAAAAGAATGGCTACGACATCCGTTGCCGCGTCGAGGGTTCTGGGGATTATGCAGTGGGCCTTGTCCTCTGGAAGTCTTACGGCGACGATAAGTACATCGTCATTGGTGAAATCTATAAGACCACAACAGCAGCTTGTGGCACAACACGCGATACCGCAACTTGGCATCACGTCAAAGGCGCAAGCCCAATCACCAAAAAATCTTGGCATGAAGCCGCCAAAGATCTCTATGCTGCCTTCCAAAAGGAGGCAGCGTGATGCTTGAATATTTCAAAAAGCGCAAAGATGTTTTTCACGATAACGATGAAATTATAGACATGCTTATTTGGTGTAAAAAAGAACAGTGTATGGATGAATATATTTTAAACGAAGCAATGGAAAATCTTGATGGCTTGTACAAACTTGTCGGAGAGATGATTAAACATCTTGAGGAGCCAGCGTGATGACACTCGCTGCTTCGCACTGCCCAAATTGTGAAACCAAAATGACAACTGTGGACTCAAGACCGCACTTGCTTTACGGCTTTCCAACAATTAGACGCAGGCGGAAATGTTTGACATGCGACTTTCGTATAAGCACAGTCGAACTGCCTGCATCTCTCGCAGATGAAATATTCCAAGAGGATTAAAATGGAACAGATCGCAACACTCGAAACTCAAATCAAAGAGTTTAACAAAATGGTCGATAGATCACAGACATCAATCAACCACCTCAAAACATTCTCCGCGATCTGCCAGTCGTACCCAATCACAAGCGCAGATCTCGCAATCAAAATGGATCTCCAAAAATCAACGCTCAACAGATTGCTGCACTCACTCGCTGAAAATAGCAGAGGCCAAACAGAAGCAGCGGAGCTGATCGAAATCGAAATGGACGCAAAAGATAAGCGCCAAAGAAATATAAACCTAACATCAAAAGGCAAAAGCCTGATGGATAAAATGTTCGGAGGTAAAAAATGATCGTTAAATCTTGGAAGTTCCCCGGCTTCAAAGCAACCTTCCCAGATTGGGTTGCAGAAAATACATCCAAACGTGCAGGATCAAACCACCTCTGGGTTCACACGCAATATGGTGAAGCACCAGCAAGAGAAGGCGAATGGGTCTCAATAAATCTGAGAGGCCACCTAGATATTCACAGCAAAAAACCAGAAGGATGGGCAAAAGAAATGATGGCAGGCGCAGCATTCGTAGTTCTAATGGCAGCAGTGTTTGTAATATTCCTTGCAATGTGATAGCAAAAATGTACTGCTCTGATAAGGCCCATGCCTGTGGCCTCATCCCAAACTGCCCCTGCCTTTGTGGTGGGGGTTTCTTTTTTAAATGATCTATCTTACATTGCAGTAAAACTGGGAAGATCACCACATGACAAAGAAAAAATCAAAGAACCCTGTCGGAAGACCCAAGTTCGAGGTCACTGATGAAGTGCTGAATAATACCAAACGCTTTATGGCGCAGGGCTTAACCAAAGAACAATGCGCTGCTTCGCTGGGGATTTCACGCTCGAAATTCTTTGAAATTCAGGAACAAAATGTGGATTTCTTGGACGCTATAAAAAGCGGGGAAGCTGAAGGCATACAGCAAGTCACCAATGCGCTCTATGAAAAGGCCACGATTGACCGGGATAATACCGCGATGATCTTCTTTCTGAAGAACCGCGCAGGCTGGGTCGATAAGACAGAAACAAAGGTTCACGAAGAGAAAACCATAACTCTAGACCTAACAAGGATTGGCACACATGAACTCGCAGCAATTGAACGAGCTTTTGAGCAATCTTACGCTGGAGCAAGTCAGAGCGGAGAAGTACCGCAGATCATTGAGGGAGTTTACGAAAGCGGCTTGGCCGACGATTGAACCGGGTGTTGAGTTTCAGAACAACTGGCACGTTGATGCAATAAGCGATCATCCCCAAGCCGTTGTCGAAGGCGACATCAAACGTCTGATCATAAACGTGCCGCCACGCCACATGAAGTCAATCAGCGTGGCCGTTGCGCTTCCAGCTTGGACTTGGACCCACCAGCCAGAAAAAAAGTTTCTTTACGCCTCATATGCCTCTTCCCTGTCAATCAGAGACAGCACCAAGTGTCGCCGCCTGATCGATAGCCCGTGGTACGACAGGCACTTCGGTGACAAGTTTGCGCTGACTGGTGACCAAAACCAGAAGCAAAGATTCGAGAATGACAGGACAGGATACCGCATCGCAACGTCCGTAGGGGGCGCTCTGACAGGTGACGGTGGTGACATCATCTGCATCGATGATCCACACAATGTGGTGGACAGCGACAGCTCAAAGGTGCGCGAGGGCGTTCTGGAGTGGTGGGACCAAGCCATGCAAACCCGGCTTAATGATCCCCGCACTGGTGCTTTCGTCATCATCATGCAGCGTGTGCATGAGCAAGACCTAACCGGGCATATTCTATCAAACCAGCTAGGAGATGAGTGGAACCACCTATGTCTACCTGCCCGATACGAAATCGGCCATCCAACGCCAAGTAAATCTTGGATGGGCTTTACAGATCCGCGTACAAAAGAAGGCGAGCTGCTTTGGCCTGAACGTATCGATGACAGAACGCTGTCAACTCTAGAGCGCAGTCTTGGCACTTACGCCTCCGCTGGTCAGCTACAACAGCGCCCAAGCCCAAAAGGTGGCGGAATCCTGAAGGCAAGCTGGTGGGTTCCTTGGGAGAAAGAGGATCTGCCTGACATCGAATACGTCTTGCAGTCATATGATACAGCCTTCGAGTCCAAGGAAAGCTCTAGCTTTAGCGCCCGTACAACTTGGGGCGTGTTCAGCTACAAGGGCGCAATGTGCGCGATTGTGCTTGAGTGCTGGTATGATAAGGTCAGCTACCCAGATCTGCGTCGCTTGGCGCAAGAGGCTTACGAAGAGTGGGAGCCAGATGCCGTTCTGATTGAGAAGAAGGCGTCAGGCCAATCTTTGCTGCAAGACTTACGCATGGCTGGTGTGCCAGTATTGGCATATTCCCCAGACCGCGATAAAGAGGCTCGCGCCCATGCATCAAGCGCACTTTTGGAAGATGGCAGGATTTTCTTCCCTTCTAATCGGAAATGGGCTAAAGATTTAATAGATATATGCGCAGCCTTTCCTGCACATCCAAATGATGATGTTGTTGATACATGCACACAGGCATGGTTAAGGTTGCGAAAAGGATGGTTCGTTGGTCACTCAGAAGACCCAGATGACGATGAGCCGATAGAAAAACAAAGGATGACGCTCTATGGCTGAACCAGAAAACATTGTCCCATTTGCTGAAGGCGCTCCTGCCGATGACCTGATGATCGAAGAGCTGGCAGACGGTGACGTTCTGATCGGTGATCCAGAGCTGGATTTCATGGATGAGCTGGATGATGCAGAGTTTGATCAAAACCTTGCCGAAGTTATCGATGAGCGCGAACTACTGCGCAAAGCCAGTGAGCTGGTCGGTTTTTACGAGAATGACCGTGCGGCACGGGCTGAGTGGGAAGAACGCTATAAGCAAGGTCTCAAGACCCTAGATCCAGACGGTGGATTGGCTGAAGGCGAAGATGAACGCGCCAGTCGGGGATTGTCAGTTGTGGTTCACCCACTGATTGCTGAAGCCGCAACCCAGTTCAACGCAAAGGCAATTGCAGAGCTTTACCCGTCAGGTGGGCCAGTTAAATCTGTCATCATTGGCAACCCAGACGAAGAGCTTGAAGATCAGGCTCGCCGGGTTCGTGAGTTTATGAACTATCAGATCACACAAGAAATGCCCGAATACTTCCCTGATCTGGATCAGATGCTGTTTCACCTACCGCTGATCGGCCATACCTTCAAAAAGGTTTGGTGGGACGCCAACATGGATCGGCAGTGCAGCCAGTTCGTAAAGGCTGAAGATTTTGTGGTCGCGCCAGAGAGCAAAGATCTATACACATCCCCGCGCTACACGCATGTCATCCGAATGCCTAAGAATGACTTCAATCGCTACGTTCAGAACGGATACTATCTCCAGACGAAGTATGGCGAAAACAACTCAATCGATCCATCAGGCGATACAATCGGTGAGATCGAAGGCGTAGATCAGTACGATGACAGCAACGATGATGTGATGACGCTGCTTGAAATGCACGTCTATGATTTGTTTGACGGCATCGATGGCCAAGAAATGGATGATGATGACGTTGATGACAACGCAGTCGCTATCCCATATGTGATCACAATCGATTATGAAAACCAGAACGTGGTTTCTGTACGCCGCAACTGGAAGCAAGAAGATGAGGGCAAGAAGCGTCGCGATTGGTTTGTCAGCTACAAGTTCCTGCCCGGTCTAGGCTTCTATGGCTTTGGTCTATACCACATGATCGGTGGATTGGGTAAAGCAGCGACTGGATCGCTTCGCGCCCTTCTCGACAGTGCAGCTTTCTCGAACATGCAAGGTGGCTTTAAGCTGCGTGGCCGCGTCAATGGCGGCGATATGCAGATTAGTCCCGGCGAGTTTGTGGATCTCGACAGTACAGTCGATGACGTGAACAAGGCGATTATGCCCTTGCCGTTTAAAGAGCCAAGCGGTTCTTTGTTTAACCTTCTTGGATACATGGTTGACGCGGGTCAGCGTTTCGCCAGCACAGCCGATTTGAATGTCGGTGACGTGAATCCAAATGCCCCAGTGGGATCGACAGTTGCCCTGATCGAACAGGGATCGAAGGCGTTTAGCGCAATCCACAAGCGGTTGCATTATGCGCAAGGCCAAGAGTTTAAACTTCTGGCTGATCTAAACGCAGAAAACTTGCCAGATGAGTTTAGCTTTGCTCAAGCTGGTGCGGCTGAAGTAATTTATCGTACTGACTTTGATGATCGCATAGACATCGTCCCAGTATCAGATCCCAACATCTTCTCGACAGCCCAGCGCATTGCGCAGGCACAAGCTGTTCTGGAAATGGCACGTTCAGCTCCGCAGCTCCATGATTTGTATGAGGCATACAAGCGGATGTATGAGGCGATCCGCATTCCAAACATCGATGAAATCTTGCAGAAGCCTGAAGAGGCGGTGCAAATGGACCCAATCGATGAGAACATGAGCGTTCTATATGGCAAGCCAATCCGCGCCTTCCCAGAGCAAGACCATGAGGCGCACATTGCGGTTCACATGCAGTTCATGCAAGATCCATCATTGGGCGGAAACCCCGGCGCGAAACAAATGCAGCCCGTGTTGATTGCTCACATCGCAGAGCATATTGCGCTTTTGTATCGTCAGCGCATGGAGGCTGGCATCAATATGCAGATGCCGCCAATGCCAGACTTCAGAGATCCGAAGTTCAAGTTCAACGAAGTAGATCCAGCAACGGACATGCTAATCAGCCAACGTGCAGCGCAAGTTGTGCAATCTGCGCCTCAGATGAAGCAGATCGAAGCTATTCGAGGTTTGGGTGGTCAACAAGGCCAGCAAGGAAACCCATTGCAATATGCTCAAGAATTGGCAAAGCTAGAGACAGAATCTTTAAAAGCTCGCACTCAGGCACAAATACAAGCGGATCAGGCCAAGGCAAAGTCCAATATCCAGATCAAGCAAGCAGAAGCGCAGCAAGACATGGAGATCGAAATGGCCAAGGCGCAAGCAGATTTGCAGGCAAAGGTAACCAAGTTAGAGGCAGAGTTGCAGCTTGAGAGAGAAAAGAACGCAGCTAAAATTCAGATGGAGGCCATGAAGAATGTACCGCCAGCAGTATAACTTGCCTCCCATCAATCCTGCTGCCTTCGGCGGTTTACCGCAGCAGGGTCCACGAAGTGGCCCTCCAATGTCCCCTCCCAACAATGTTGGAGGGCCACAGGCACAACCGCCTATGGATATGAATAAGTATCTGATCAACAAAGTCATGGAGATCAAACGCCGTATGGGTAACCAATCAACTGGTGCGCTGGGCGCAATCTCTGAAGCTATGATGCCACAGCCTAATCAACAGGCGCAGCCGGGACCACAGCCACAACCACAACCTATGAGGGCGTGATGAATAATACTTTTATGGACCGTGTGAACGCGATTGTGCAAAAGAACCAATCTGCCTCCATGCCGATGCAAGCTCCAGAATCTTATCCAGATCAAGGCATGGGCGCTTTGAGCAATGTTGTTTCTGGCGCTCCACGTCAAACTGAGATCATGGGCCAACCACACATGCTGGCTTACATCAACCCACAAGAAGAACAGATGTTGCGCAATGCGGGTGGCGCTGGTCTGCCGGGTCCAGACGGTGTTCCTGCTTATTGGCATGGTGGGGATCATTGGTATAGTGGCGCTGTTAACGCTGTAAAAGACACATTTAATGAGATTACTTCTGGTGGCAGTGCAGTAACGGATACTTACAACGGCGCGTCTAATGCGGGTGATGATCGACCTAGCGATGCTCCTACACCTACGGTTATTCCGACAGGTACAACCTTAAAAACGGGAACTGTTTTAAACAGCGGATCTGATCCTGTTGTGTTTACGCCTAATGATGATGGTGGGTTTACTGGACAAAATCAGTCTACTGTTACAGATTTTGGGTCTGATTCAGACAACGCGGCAGCGGTTGATGCTGCTGTTGCGGAAGCTATTGATTACACGCCTCCAACTGTAAGTACCCCAACTGTAAGTACTTCAACTACTCCAGCATTACCAACTACGGTAACTATTGAACCTCCACCTTCTGGAACTGATCAAAATACGGGCGCACAGCCTGTATATTTGCAGCAGAATACTGCTGGTGCATTGCCGCAGGAAACGACACTTGCAGATGTTCAGAAAGAACTAAACGCAGCAATATCTGAAGCTCAATTTGCTACTGGCAGTAACGAGCCAGATAATTATTGGAACGATGAAATTGCACAATTAGCAGCTCAACGTGACAGGATTCGAGATAGTGGCGCAGGATCTACAGGTTCGCTTTCGGACATCAAAGCCGACTTGACCTTAACTGGAAACGATTCTGGCGCTTTTAGTTTCTTGCCTGAAGGCGGCAATACTTTAGGGCAAACAATAATAAATGCCCTAACTCCTTTTGGATCAATGGAATATATAAACGGCGTTTTGGTAGATACAGATGCAGGAGATTTTACAAGCAATCCTTCAGCAGCAAACAACGCGAGCGGATATGTAAACGCAGCAGCAGGAGCTGGATCTGCACTTCTTGACTCTGCATATGCTAAAATATCTGCTGGTAATACCAGTGATCTAACGATGGCAGAGCAAAGTGCATTGTATGGTCAAAGAGGCGGTGTTCCTAACGCAGCAGAGACAGTTGCTTTGCAGGAAAATTATAAAGCCAGCGGCGAAAGAACAATCACCCAAGATATGCAGGACGAAATCGTCAGTGGCATGGTGGACAATGGCGCTACTCAAGCACAAATTGATGCTTACAAAGAAGGAAGCCCAGTTGGTTCGGATGCAAACCCATTTTATGATACATACGGCGAGCTGGGTGTGTTTGGAAAAATTGGCAAAGGAGTGGGTGATCTTCTTAACTATGCCGTCACAAATGCCACTTACGGTATAATTAACCCACAAAAACTAAACGAAGCCGCTGCCGATGATTTTGTAAGGGCATATGAATCTGAAGGCTCGACAGGCGGTCAGTTTGATTGGAACGATCCAAACGCCTTAGACATCAGCCCCGGTGCTTTGGGAGATGCTAATTTTGCTAAACTTGAAGAAATGAGTAGCTCAGAAACTGGCATAGAGCCATCACTTCAAGGTGTTGTTGGCGAAGATGGCGAGACAGTATCTGGTGTGGTTGAGGTCAAAAATACCAAAGATGGGCCAGTGATTGTTACTGGTGGAGATGATGATACCACAACGATAACAGGTGGCGGTGACGATGACGATGATAGCAGCGGAGTTACAACTGTAGATCCAGCTAAACTAAGCGCAATCTGGAAGCGTTACTACAAAGGTAGTGGCATGGAATTTCTGCCACCTTGGATGCGCAAGTGGGCATCTGGAGAGGAAATCGATTTAATTTTGACCAAAGTTACTGTGGATGGTAAAGAGTATTATCAGACACCAGATGGTCAGTACATCGATCCTGCTGAATTAGTTGGTACAAAAGAAGAAGATATAAGCGAAGGTGGAAATGAAACATCCACTGAAACGGAAACAGAAGAATAGGAGGCTAACATGGCTGAACCCAACATGAACCCAAATTCACCAGAGCAAATGATGCTTGTACAGAGCTTTGAGCAAATGGCTAATGCTGTTGGCGCTGAAATTCCTGTAAACCTCTCAAGTGAAATTGCTGCTGTAAAGGCGGGAAAGCGCATGTCTGGTGAGCTGCAACGGATGTTAGCCGAAGGATCTATGAGCTTGATGAACCAGCTCAACCCAGAAATGATGCCAGAGACTGAAAAGTCCTACGAAATTGATGGCCGCATGGAGCGCATGTCACCAGAGATGATGGACAACATGGTTACCTCTGGTCAGATCTCCCCAAATGAAATGTCAACTTACGAAGTTGATGGCCGCATGGAGCGTATGGCTCCTTCTCAGATGGGTAGTGTTACTCCAATGCCAAGCCAAGACGGCATGACATATGGCCCATCTAGCGGTGTTACTATGGAACCCAACGTGATGAGCATGGAAGAAGCGATTGATGCTGGTCTTGTTACCCCAACACGTCCACGGGCGCGTCCTGCTGCACCAATGCAAACCCCGCGCCCACAAGCGCGTCCAATGCGATAGGAGGATACTATGGCTCAAATTAACGTAGCAAACATGGAAGAAAACGCAGATTTGTTTATGGCAAAAATGGGTTTTCCACATGATGCTGACGGTCTGAATATGACTGACGAACAACTTGTAAACTTTGTTTTGCTCTGCCAGCAGGAATACATGCTTGGCGATGAGTATGATGACGAAGAGTACGAGCATGACTGTGATTGCGAACACGGCGAAGATTGCGATTGTCACCACGACGAAATGATGATGCCTGAAGAAGGCGACATGAAAGTCAAAGTGATGCGTGTTGGCGGTGGCAATGTCCATGAGCTGATGAACGAACTATTGGGCGGCTAAGATGCCTGTTCGTAAGGTCAAAGGCGGCTACCGCTGGGGCAGCAAAGGCAAGGTCTACAAGACCAAAGCCGAAGCTGAAAAGCAGGGTCGTGCTATCAGAGCTGCTGGGTATAAGGGCAAGAAGTAATGGGTAAAGTCAAAGCAATTGAGAATGTTTTCGGCGCTTTGAAGAATCTCTTTGATTATAAAAGAGATGGAAACGAAATTGCTGACAGAATATCTGATATACCATCTGCTAGAGAAGTAGCTGGTCTACCTTACATCCCAGAAGCTGGTGCGTTTTCTAATATAAAAAGTGAACAAGCAAACCTTTTGAGAGATCACTTTAGCCAAGGATATTTGTCAAATGACACCTTACCTCCAGAGCAAATAACCATTAGCGATCTCAAAGGCAAAACTCTTATGAGTATTGTTGGTGATCCTACTGGCAGGCACACAGTCACAAATCTTCAAGGGAGAGAATTGCCAGAGCCAGTGGATTCTATGGCTGGTTTTCAATATACAGATATACCGGGCCAAGGATACGCTGGGGCTAAAGGGCCAACAAATAACAAGTTAAACGAGGCTCTAAGAACTGAAGATCCATATTACACTAGCGTAATGATGGCTGAAAAATCAGGCGACTTCGCAATGCATACTGGAGAGTTGTTTGGCCAGATGCTTAGAAATCAAGGCAATATGCCACTTGATACAAAAGATATACCTAAAATAGATGAAGCCATTCGTGGCATGGGAATGCCAATAAAAGTAAAAGTTAAAAATCCAGATGGCACTGAGAAAATGGTTGGTCGAACCATATACCCCTTCCAAGGCTTTACAACAGTTGCTGATCCTAATGCTGTTCTGAACTTTCTAAAAACTTTGCCAACAGGAACGCTAAGAGCTGCTTTCTTAAAAGGCATGGACAAGGCTGGACTGCAAAAGATGGGTATCCCAAGTGTTGGCCAAACAAGACTTGCACTAGCAGACGCAGAGCAAATTGGTATGGATTGGGGTACAACTGGTTATAGAGGTTTTGTTCCAGACTTGAATAAAGGATCTTTTCCAACCACAGCGCAAAACTCCACAACATATGATACTGGTGTTGATAAAGTTGGAAGATCTCAGAGCTTCCTTGATGGTAGTCGTGGCATACCAGCTAACCTGTTGTATCGTGACAATGCCGCTGCACGGCGAGAGGCTGGCACTGGCGGTAATTTAGTGATGAACAGCGCAGATTACAAAGTGCTGGAAAGTAGCCCTAAAAAAGCCAAGCAAATTGTTGACGATCAATTAGATGAGATTATTTCAACATTTACAGAAATTGAGCGCAGAGCTGGCCGCAGAGCCTCATTGCAATATGCACAAGAACTTTTGTCTGGTGGAAAAATTACTGGACAAATGATTGAGGCAGCAAGAAAAGCCAATATTCCATCGTGGATGCTTGCAGCAATCATGCCAACCCTTGGCGCACTAAATGCAATCCCAGAAGAGGATGGTACATAATGCCAGCAAAAAAGCCCAAACGTGACGCATGTTATAGAAAAGTTAAGGCCCGTTATACACGCAATGGTGGAACGTGGCCTTCTGCTTATGGATCTGGGGCTTTAGTAAAGTGCCGAAAAGTAGGCGCAAAAAACTGGGGTAAGAAAAGTGCCAAAAAAAAGTAGTAGCAGCGATAGTTTACGCAAGTGGTTTGGCCGTAATAAGGGCAAAGGCTGGGTTAATTGCAAAACAGGTGGCCCATGTGGTAGATCTGATCGCACAAAGGGTGCATATCCTGCGTGTCGGCCAACTATGGCGCAATGCAAAAGCAAAGCAGCCAAATCTGCGGCTAAAGGCAAAACATCAGCCAAGCGCGTAAACTGGAAAGGGAAGAAAAGTGGTAAAAAAAGCAGTTGAAGCCCCCAAGGGATACCATTGGATGAAGTCTGGCAAAGGCTACAAACTTATGAAGGGCGATTATAAGCCCCACAAAGGCGCTGTTAAGAAGGCGTCATTTGACATTCAGAAGGCGCACAAAGCATGAAAAAACTAAGCCCTGCACAAAAGAAGATCGCCGCAAAAGCAAAGCCCAAGAACAAGATCACTGGCGCTGACTTCAAAAAGATGAAGAAAAAGAAAGCTAAAAAGTAATGGCTGGCTTTGGTGCGTTAGGTAATCTCTTATCTCTTGGCCGTGAGTTATTTGGCTCTGCTGCTAGGGGAAACCCCAAGCTCTCTGAGCTTGCGGAATTATCTGGCGTGGCAATGGATAAACTTGAAGACGCCTCTCCAGAAGATCTGGCGGCTGTTTTGGATAGAGCTGCACGTCAAAGATTGATAGATCCGCGCAGCGCCAACAACATCAAGATTCAGATTGCCAAAGATGCGCAGCCAGATTTGCCTGCAATGCCGCCACAAATAGATCCTACTCAAACTGGATTTATATTTAAAGATGTGAAGCCAGTTGGTCCACTTTTAAATAAGTTTGAAAACAAAAGGTTAAGTTCTGGCATGGCGCAAGGTGAAGTAACAACTCTTCCGATTAGATCAATGTACGCTTCACAAGCCAATGTAAATCCAGACTTTAAAACAACGGAATCAAGCTCTGGATCTCTCCCATTAGTTATAAAGAAGAATAATGAGTTATTTGTATCTGATGGTCACCACAGGCTAACAAAATTAGCATCAGAAGGTGAGCAAAACGCAAGAGTTCGTTTAATTGATTTTGATGAACCTACAGATACTCCATTGTTAAATTATAATCCAAATCAATCCGCAGAAGATGATGCTTTATTAGAGCAACTTTTTGGTGTCTTACCCAAGGAAAGAAAATAATGGCAACGTACAAAGGTAAAAGCGTATCGCTCAACAAACCCAGACGCATTGCCAAGGGCGAAACATCCTATGGCAAGAAGAAGTCTGTGGTTTACGTCAAGGATGGCGACAAAGTAAAGCGTGTGACCTTTGGCGATCCCAATATGAAAATTAAGAAAAATCAAAAAGGGCGGCGATCTAACTTCAGAGCGCGTCATAACTGTGATAAACCCGGTCCTAAGACGAAAGCTAGGTACTGGTCATGTAAGGCGTGGTGATATGGTTGATAAAAGATTTCCAGAAGGTGCGTTTAGAGAAGACGGTCGGCCCAACATCCCATCACAGGCTTATGCTGATTATCTGACTGATTATTACGATGCCAATCCTATGATCCCCCGCGCAGATCCTGTGGATTACGTTGCGCCTGCGCCAAAACCATCAGAAGTGCCACTTAGTAACTATGGGTTTGATCTTGCAGGCGATTACATCAGAGGTGCAGGTCAATCTTTTAAGAACGCTGTCACAGGTCAAGGTGTGGCTCAAGCTCTGCCAGAAATGGCTTTTTACCCCGGTGGGCCAAAGGGCGCTCAATACATTTTGGGCGGTATTGCAGACGCTGGATTGGGTGCTATTAATACTTTGCTTGCTGGCGTGGGAGCTGGATCTGGTTTTGTAGCAGAACAAATTCCATTTCAAAATGAAAACCAAGAAGATAGGTTTTCCAGAGATGCTATGGCTGGTGTTGAGGTTGCAGAGCAATATTTAACTCCATATTTCGGAGCTATTGGTATATTCAGAAAGCTAGGAAAGGCATCCAAGGCTATGTCGTTTGACAGGGCGGCTAATGCGCCAGTGGCTTCTGCTGTACCTGCTGCGCCTGTTGTTGGTCCACGAATTACAATATCTCCTAATTTGGGCAGTCTGCCCATTGTAGATGCGGCAGCGGCGGCAAGAGCCGCAGAGAGTACAAACCGATTAAAAGAAATTATGTACAGCCCATCCTTAAGAGCTGCTATGAATTTAAAGCAGAATAAGGGTCCGTATGAGCAGCTAAAAGCTACAATGATCAAGGCAGGCGCAAAGCCAGATGAACTTGAGTGGTCTGGGGCAGATGATTTTTTCAGTGGCAAGAACGTAACCAAACAAGAAATTGTTGACTACCTTGGGGAAAACGATCCGCGCTTGGTTCCAAATGTGCGTAGAGCCGAAGGTGTTCTGGGTTCTGAAGCTGAAGCTATGGATATGCGTGAAGCTGTCGATGAAGTTATGCAAGATCAGCCTTATTTAAGTGGTAGGAAGGAACATGAAATTGATGTTCTGAGAGACTATCTACCAGATGCTGACTATCAACGGCCAGACGAACTTAGCGATGAGTACCTAGAAAAGCTTGCTGTTTTAGAGGGTACTACAGTTGATGACCTTAGAGGCAAAGATTGGGTATATGTAGACGAAAATGGTGATGCTGAATTTTTCCAATATTCAGATGAAGCTGTCGCCCATCGATATGGCGGTGCTGATAGACTTGATGAGGAACTGGAAATAATAATTAGAGAAGATCTTGAAGAAGAATTTAATAACGATCCTCCAGATTTTATGGTTCGTTATTCAATAGATAGACCTGAGTCTGTGGATGCAGGAGACACAGAGTATTCTGAGTATTTCCCAGAGGGCGGTACAGATTACACAGAGAGCTTGTTCCAATACACAGATCCTACTGGTCGTATTAAAATAGATGCGCTGGCAGGGAGTCGTCACTTTGGCGATGACAACGCTGGCACAATATTCCATACACGCCACGCAGATTATTTGAATGAAGACGGCGACACTGTTCGTTACGTTGGCGAAATACAATCAGATCCGCAGCAGAACCTTAGCTCATATAGTTCTCCAATGAATTACGATCAATCGTTGATTATGTCAGAATTAGATAGTTTGTACGATGACTTTAATATTTTAAGTAGAGATTTAACTCAGGGTCGGTCTGATATATTTAAATCCATAAGTGATCTTGATCGCGGAAGATTGGGATATGAAGCTAACATCAGTGAGTTAAATGAATCTATCAAAAGTGGTGAAAACTTTGTTCGTCCGTCAGAGATGAAAAAATATGAAGAAATTTCAGAAATTCCATTGAGTGGAGAATTAACTGATCTTGAAGAAGAACTTGTAAATCAATGGATTGCCGATCAGCCAAGATTGGGGACCAATTGGTATAATAACAACTTTGCCCAAGAAATGGTTTATGCATATTTAAAAAATGAACCAGTGGATTGGCTTTCAAACGACATTAAAAAAAGTGTGTTTGATATTACTGATGATATTAGAAACAAGAAGCAAGAACTGCAATTAAAAATAGATAGACTGCCTAATGCTCCAGAAGGCGCAATAGAAGGCGGTCCTTTCATGTCTTCTCAAAACAAGTGGCTGGACGAAGGCTTGCGGCGTTCCATTTATGACGCTGTCAAAGATCCAGACGTTGACTATCTGGCATTTCCAAATGATCCAGAAGCGATTGCCAAGGTTGGTGGCCGCGATGTAGCCAAGGAAGGCACGATCAACTATTACCAGCGTGATGTGCAAAACCGCCTGAAGAAATTGCTGAAGGCATTTTCTAAAGACGTTTCTATCGATAAAATTAATATTGGAGAAGGTGGTGGATCTAATTATTTTTTCAGCAGTAAGGGCTTCAAGATCACGCCAGAGTTTAGAAAAGCAGTAATGGAAAAGGGTATCCCGACATATGTTGTTCCATTGGCAGTTGGCACTGGAATGGGTTACGGTGCATTAGATCAAGTAGGAGGCGGCAATGGCCAGAGCGGCAGTTAAGCGCGTAGCGCAGGCAGAAATTAGAGCGGCTAAGAGTTTCCTAGAGCGCCGTGGGTTGAAGTCTGATGACATCTCGCCTCGCAAGTTCGCAATAGCTGCTAAAGAGCTTGATAAGGGCTTCTCAGACACTTTGAAGGTACTGGCCCGTGAATTATCAGCAGGTAATGTCTGATGAACCGCGCAAGTTTTGGCGCATTAATGTCTAATGGAGGACAAAAGATGAAGTATGGCAAAAAGAAAACTTCCAAACCTGTCAAAAAGAAGGTAATGAAGAAAAAGGCGAAGCCTAAAAAGAAAGGTTACTAAATGTCAGAATCTAAAGATGTCGAAGTTCATGTTTCTGGTGTTTCAATGACGGGAGCTGTGAAAGATGACAACAAGCGATCTGCTACAACAGATCAGAAAAAATCTGGACAAAAGAAGGCTTGAGATAGCCGAAGATATGGTTGATGGTCGGATGGCCGACATGAATGCCTATCACAAAAACGTAGGGATCGCAGAGGGCTTAATGCAGTCCTCTGAGGTTATCCGCGAAACACTAAAAAAATTAAACGAAGAGGATGTATGACGTGTCTCATCAGCATGATAAAATATTTACAGATGAAGAAACCAACGCAACAATTGGATCTCATCAACTGCCAATCCCCTTAAATTGGAAAGTATTGGTACAACCTAATCAGGTTAAAACCAAAACATCAGGCGGAATATTTCTGCCAGAATCCTCTAAAGACAACGAAGAATACCTAACCGCTCACGGCACAGTTTGTTCCTTGGGTGACTTAGCGTATCGTGACAGAGATACAGGCCAGAGATGGCGGTCTGAAATTTGTCCAAAGGTAAATGATCGCGTGACCTATGGTAAATACGCTGGTCAGAAACTTGTTGTAAAAGGCGTCAAATTCCTTCTGTTGAACGATGATGAAATCACATCGATCTTGCCAGATGGTGTTGATGTCGCTGCATATGTAGGGTGATTGATATGGCAGAAAAAGAACAAATTCTGGAAGAAATCGAGGCCGAAATCAAACGAGCCAAGGGTGAACCAGACGAATTTGAAATTGAATTGGTTGACGAACCCGTCCAAGAGGCGAAAGAAGAAGCCAAAGATGTTTCAGAAGAAAAAGAGGATGACTATGGACCTAAAGTTCAAAAGCGCATTCAAAAACTGGTTGGCCAACGCCGCGAAGCTGAAATCCAAGCTAGGGAAATTCAAGAACAGAATGCCCAGCTTCAAAAACGCCTTGAGCGTTTGGAGCAAGGATCTCAGCAATCTGCTGAACAGGCTTTTAATCAGCGTTACACTCAAACCAAAGCAGCTCTTCATAAAGCTGTGGAAGAAGGTGACACAGAGGCTCAAGTAACATTCCAAGAGCAAATGGCTGACATGAGAGCGGCCATGCGTATCGCTGAAATGCAGAAACAGCAAAGTCAGCAACGTGCTGCTGCATCGCCTACAGTTGGCCGTGCGCAACAAGCTGCACAAAACCCTGCACCAGAAAAAGCTATGGGCTGGTGGCAGAAAAACAACTGGTTCAACGCCGCAGGCTTTGAGCGTGAAACAGCAGCAGCGCGAGCTATTGATGTTCAGTTGGACTTGGAAGGTTTCGACAAAAATTCAGACGAATATTATGATCATCTGAACAACCGTTTACAAAAAGTATTTCCTGAGTTAGTGTCAGGATCAAGTCCAAGTAAACCAAGAACGAAAAGTAGACCACCAGTCGCCCCCACTACAGGCGGTTCTTCAAATTACAAGGGCAATAGAGTTAGGATGTCAGCAGAACAACTCAGAATGGCTAGAGAACTTGGAATCAATGATGAAAAAGGTCTTAAAAAATATGAAGCCGAAATTCGGCGTCAGCAAAGGAGCCAATAATGTCTGATAAACGTAATGTTCGTGCAAACGAAGCTCGCAATTCCGTGCGTGATGAGGAATCTCGCCCCATGACGGCATGGAAACCACCATCACTTTTGGACGCCCCCGAAGCACGTCCCGGCTATGTCCAAAGGTGGGTAGCTACCTCGATTCAGGGTAAGGAAAGCCCAGACA